TGATAGTATTAAAAATATTGCAAGTTCAGTTATGAGTATTGTTGATACCATATTCCGCACAATAAAATCTATCGTAGAAGCTGCTAAAGTCACGATTAGTGGTTTCAGCAAAATGTTTGGAGGTGGTCACACTGAAGAAGCAAAAGCCAATGCTAAAAAAATGGGATGGAATTCTGTCGAAGAGTATGAAAAATCTGGTTGGAAAGAAAACCCTGATAAAAAGAAAGTGGGAGTTATTGATGAGAAACGTAAAAAACACGTAGACGATTTAGTATTGATTGGTAGAGAGCAAATAGCAATTCTTTCTGATATCAGAAATATTGGTATGCAAACATATAAAGTTCTTGCTGGTAGTAGTGGTGGAGGCTCTGCGAGTCCAATAATTATTCCCAATTCTGGTGGTGGTTCTAAAAGTAAACCATCCTCTCAAGTATCTTTGAATACAAGTAGAGGTGATTATGGTAGTTCTCCATATGCATTCGCGTAATTAAATAATATCAATGGCTACGATCAATGTACATAAAGAATACGACTGGACTTCTGTTCCCAGAAATAGTCCATATCGAAATGTTGCACCTTATGTGGTATTGAGATCTTATAAAATAAAATCGAGTGCCGCTTTGAATAGGTTACAGAGTTATATAAATTTGGCTACAGCTAAAAGTGCTGATGAATTTTATGAAGGATTGTATCAAAACGTTGAAAAGGCTGATGATTTTTTTATACCATACTTTGGTGATAGTGTTAGATCGTTCTCAAATGAATTTGGTGATACTTTTCAAAACGGAGCCTTAGCGAAAGTTGACAGTTTGCTGCAAACTGGTTCTAATGAGATATTAGCACCTTTGCAAGAATTTAAAGGTAAAGAAAATATTTCTAAATTGGTAAAACAAGGAGGGGAAATGGTTTCTAGTATAGGTAATATGGAAGAATTTAAAAAAGCTGCTGGTGAATTTGGTAAAGGAATGTCTACCGCACCTGGCTCTTACATTGAAACACCTAAATTATATCAATATGCACAGAACGATGGTGCATTGGAAATAACATTCCCATTATTCAACACGATAAATGGAGATGCTGTTCAGAAAAATTATGATTTGATTGATAAATTAACAAGAATTAATAGACCAAAAAGGCTAACATCCATTACCATGGAACCTCCTCATATTTACCAAGTAAAATTAAAAGGTTTGAGATACATGAGATGGGCTTATTGTAGCAATTTTTCTGTTAGTATGATCGGTGCGAGAAGACTCGTAAATGGTGCTATCACACCTGATGGCTATCAAATTACAATGTCACTCACTTCATTGACAACCGAAGTTAGCAACTTCATGGACAAAGTTAAATGATATGGAAGAAAAACGAGGAGATTACCAAAATAACATAGAGTCCCTTTCCACGCTGAATATTGGGGATTATGAGCGTATTTTTAGAGTATATACAGAAAAGGTCGATGATAAAGATTTCTATTTCTATAATATTTTAAATAAAATTGATTTAGTAGATTTAGATCCAGAATTCGTGGAATTTTATGATGTGACAACCAGAATGCCCATGACGACTTTATCTTATAAAATTTACGGTGATATTAAATCATGGTGGATTTTGTATCTAATGAATAAAGACCAAATCCAAAACCCTCCATTTTGGGTTGATGGTGGTATAAGGTTGAAATATATCAAATTGGAATACAGAGTATTGCTTTATAACGATATTACAAAAAATACTATATTCAATGGGAGGCATTTCTAATGGCTGAAGTATGTAAGATAAATGATGTAGAATTTGAATACGAATACACGTTTAAAAATTCTGACGGAGATGAAAATAAATATGCTAGTTCTGCTGTCAAAGGTTTAACTTTGATAGATAGTATTTTCAATCCTTTTTTAAGGGGAACGATTGCTGTCGCAAACCCTTACGATTTATTCGAAGAGAAATATCTTTTAAGAGGTGATGGAAGAGATGAAGTTAAAATTTTCTTAAAACCCAAAGATGAGGAAGAAAAAATAGAAGAAGAATTTATCTTATTACAAGAAGATAACAGTGGAGATGTTGAAGTTCGTTCGGAAAATATTAAAAAATTTAAGATAATCCATAAAGATATGTTACCGTTTATGGACACCATTCCATACAACAAATCGTTCAGTGGTAAAATAGGTGATATCTTAAAAGACATTTTTATTGAATTATTGGGAGAAGATAAAATCGATAAAGAAAATTGGGAAAGCGGAGATTTTGATTTTTCTTACATACCACCCATGTCTTTCAGATACATTGATTTGGTCTATCATCTACTAAAATATTTTTATGGTAAAGATGGAGAACTTTATACTAAAGCACTCATAATGAAAAATAAAAAAATTGGGAAATATCAAATGATGTATCTCACCAAGATTTTTTCAGAAAATAAAAAAAATACGACAGATGCTTTTACTACTGCTGATTTGTCGGATAAAAGCGTTGCTGAAAATGAAAACAACCCACCACCTGATGCAAAAGTTAGTAAATTTTCCAGTGGTTTGAAAAATTTCGCATATAATACACCTCTGTATGAATGGAATAATGATTTCTTTATCAATTCAGTTGTTCATGGGTATGACAAATTTTTAGGTGTCCAAAAAATGAAAATTTTAAAATTGGAAGATATTGAGAAAAAATGGAAGACCAAATTTGTTGATGTTTTCAAAGCAATTGGTGGTAGTCCCAAACCATTTGTCGTGAGAAATAAAACCACGAAACAAAAATTTAGACATTATAGAACACCATATGAAGTTGAAGATACTGTAAAAATGGTGGAAGCTGAAATGTGTAATTTATTAACATTTTATAATTTGAATTGTATTTTCAGTAACATAGGATTCACTGGAAGAGAAGCAGGTAAATTTTTAGATATTGTTAAAATTGGAGAAGTGAAACAAAAAGGTGATACGAAAATGTATGGTAGGTGGTTTGTAACAGAAGTGCGCCATATTTTTTCGAGTGATACCTATACTAATGAATTCAAATGCTGTAAGACCTACGTTGGTGGTTCAAGCAAAATAAAAAATGACGTTGAATGAGAAATAAAATTGAAATACTCCGTAGCATTCTATTCACTAAAGAAGATTTGGTGAATTATAAAAATATTGATGACCAATTTTCCAAAGTGGAAATTGAGTTCATGATAGAATTTAAAAAGATTTACGAATTGGGACTCAACCAATTGGAAAAATTTATTAATAAATTGGATGAAGAAGGAAAAGATTTGAAACCATGGGACATTGCCTATTACGTCAAGCAATTATCGAATGGTCCGTTGTCATCTTATGCTAAAGAATTGGCAAAGGATAAAAAGTATTTTGAAGCGATTCCTGATATACTTGGAAATGTTGGTAATAAAGAAATAACTAGACATAACACCACCTTATTCGAAGATGGTGATTACCCATTGGAAATACCAGTGGACATTTACAATAAGTCTCCAAAATTCATACAGAACATGATAGTATCTGCCAATAAAGAAGTAGAGAAAATGTTTCGTTCTTCTTTGAACGCTAGTGTGGTGAATGACAACACCTTACCAATTGTTGATAAAGCACCGCAGCAAAGATATTCACTGGAGAAAACAGGAGAATGGCAACAAAAATCTCATGGCACAATCAATGTCAAGGACTCTTACTATCGTGTGAAGATGTCAGACATCAGAAGTCAAATTTTCGATAAGGTTAAAGAAGTTATTGGAGAAGAGCATTTCCGAATCTTTAGAGATAAAAAAGATTACTCCCCATTCGATTCAGAAAAGAATAATGCAACATCTTCAAATTATGTATTTGAGAAAGAATTGAAAGAAGGAGACAAGGATGAAATCTTTGAAGAAGATATCTTCGGTGATGTTTTTGATAAGAGAGACACTGTTCTCAAAATACAGAAACCAGACAAGAACGAAGAATACAAACTCAATACTGTCGATGGACAGTTGGGCAATTAAACATCCACTACTGGTGATTCTTCTTTTTGATTCAACAATTTGATGATATCGTTTCTAGTGAAAGTTAATTTTGGAGTATTACTCTCCTCTTCATCTCGAATGATTTTTGCTTGAATATTCATTTGAGTGATTTCTTTCTGTGCTTTGATTTTGTCCTCCGATATTTTTAATTTGGAAAGAGCATCAATCGCAGATGTGGTAGCTTTCACCAATTCTGATACAGACTCAATCAACTTGGAATCTGCACCAGCAAGAACTTCCAATTTAAGATTCTCAACCATTTCCAAAGAATGATTCACGACTTTACCAGCATTGGTAATAACAAATTCTTCCAAATCTTCTTTTTTGAGATTTGGTTGTTCTTTCGGTAATTGATTAACAATTTTGGATTGGTTTTTGATTTGTGAAATAATATCATCTACCTCCGCATTTAAAAAATCATCATCTTCATCGTGATCCATGTTGATATTTAAGCTTGACATTGCTTAAATCAACGCTAAAGTAAGGGAAATATGATTGACTTAACAAATTGTAATGTGTTGGTTACTGGTGGGTGCGGATTCATCGGTAGTAATTTCGTCGAAATGGTTTTGAAAAAATATAAAAATTGCACAGTCGTAAATATCGACAAGCATGGAGTTGGCTCAAGACCTTTGGTGGGAGAACATTACAATTGGATCACATTGAATCACAATAATTTATATTATGAATATAAAGAAAATATTATGAATTTAGATTCATCCTTGAGTCGAGCTAGAGAATGGAAATTCGATTACATCTTCCATTTTGCTGCTGAATCTCATGTTGATCGTAGTATCAATTCTCCCGAAGCATTCATTGAAAATAATGTGATGGGCATGGTGTCTCTATTGGAATGGGTGCGAAAATATCAACCTCAAGCAAAAGTTATTAATATTTCCACTGACGAAGTATTCGGACACTTGAACGTGAATGACCCCGCATTCACAGAAGATTCACCATTCAACCCAAGAAGTCCTTATGCTGCATCCAAAGCATCTGCTGATCTGATTGCCAACTCTTACGTGACTACCTATGGTCTTGATATTACCACTACTCATTGCTGTAACAATTTCGGTAAGCACCAAGCAAATGAGAAATTTCTCCCCACTGTAATTCGCTCTATCGTAAGAGGTGAACCAATTCCTGTCTATGGAACAGGAGAGAACATCCGTGAGTGGATTCATGTTGAAGATCACAACAAATGGTTGTTGGAAATCGCTAGTAATCCATACTGTTCTACAAACATTGGTTCGGGAATTGAAAAAACAAACCTTGACATGATCAAAGATATTGGTAGTATATTGGGAGTGACACCTAATATCAAATTTGTCGAAGATAGAAAGGGGCATGACTTCCGTTATGCCATCGAATCTCATATTCCTTTTGAATTACGGAATCATAACGAAGCTCTCAAAGAGACTGTGGAATTTTATAAAAATAAATATGAAAACGAAAGAACTCATTAAAGAGCTAAACAAGCTTGATCCTGAAGGAAATTGTGAAATCAATTTCGGAGGAGCTATCACCTATCTTATGAGACTCCCATGGTATTATGATGGGAAATGCTCTATTCTCATCAAAGACGATGAAGGAAAAATTATTGGAATACGACAAGCAACCGCAGAGGATGGTGACAAGATCAATGTTCATACCACGACAGTGGATGACATGGGTTATGATGATGGGTGGGATGATACAGAACATACAGTTCAAGGGGATGAGCATTTTATACAAAAATATCAACATAATAAAGAATTGGCTAAAAAACACAAAGAAGAAATTAAGTAATAAAAACAATAAAAACAATATGGATGTAAAACAAGAAGTATATACTAAATATATATGTGGAAATTAACCCCGAACATTTAAAAAAAGCAGGAATATATAAAATAACTAATATTAAAAACGGTAAAGTATATATAGGAAAATCGGTAAAATTGAGCAAAAGATTGAATTATCATAAAAATTATAAACCATCTGTTAAAGGAAATTACCATTTTAAAAATGCTGTGTTGAAGCATGGTTGGGAATCATTTAATGTTGAAATTTTGGAATTTTTTGAAAATTTTGATAAAAATAAAGACAATGATATTCTTTTAAAACGAGAATCGTATTACATAAAAATATATGATTCTACAAATAATTCCAAAGGTTATAATATGTGTAAATATTCAAATGATGTGGGAGGTAGGACTTTAACAGAAGAACACAAGAAAAAATTGAGATTAGCGAGGTTGGGTCAAAAACATTCAGAAGAAAGTAAGCAAAAAATGAGTAAAGTTAAATCGGGGTTTAAACATTCAGAAGAAACTAAGAAAAAAATGAGTGAAAATAAATCAGGTAAACCGAGTCCAAGATTGGGAACAAAAAATTCCATAGAAACTAGAGAAAAAATAAGCAAAGCAAATTCTGGTAAACCTAGTAATAGATTGGGTGTTAAACTTTCAGAGGAAACTAAACGAAAAATTAGTGAATCTAACATTGGAAAACGTAAAAATAAAAAGATTATTCGAATTTCAGAAGAAAAAATAGAAAATTTGAGATCACAAAAATAAATGATGATAAATATGAATAACATGTCACAAATAAAACAAGAAGTAATCGACGCACGTATCAACAAGGGATGGACATTCTCTGCAATTTACGATACGTATGGAGTCCCGAAAAGCACTGCTCAAGGATGGTTGAAAAAACATTTTGACGAAAGCGTCGAAGAAGACATTGTGAAAGAACCGACACCATACCAAGAATACAAACAGGGTTACGTAGTGGAAAATATGCAACGTGACAAACCTCAGAAATTCAAAAAGACAGAGGATGAAGTCTTTGCATTTCTCGAACAACTTGCTCCAATTAAAGTCAATAGTCTGAATAATAATTCAGTGTCTTACGGATTGAATGAGTATGCTGTCGTTGGTTCTGATTTCCATTTTGGTTGCCATGACGAATCGGCTATCAATATCTTTCTTGAAACAATTGCTGAATTGCAACCAAGAACGATTGTATTGAATGGTGATACTATGGATATGCTTGCCATTTCCAAATATCCAAAAGATATTAAAAAGCATTGGAGTCTCTTGGATGAGCGTAAGGCATATCATCAATTTTTGGATGATCTGATTTCCGTGTCCAATGGTGCTAAAATCTATGAAACCGTTTCCAATCACAGCGGTCAATCGATTGATGGTAGATGGAGACGTTATCTATCAGATCGTTTGGGAGAACTTGGTTGCCTTCCAGAAATCACTGAAAGACTAAGCTATCAGAACGTGTTCATGGGTGAATATCAAAATAAAGTTGAGCATGTTGATTACGTGGATTTGAATGGTTTGATTGTTACACACGGAACGACTGTGCGTAAGAATGGTGGTTATTCTGCTCGTGGTGAGATTGATAAATGGGGCGCATCTATTCTACATGGTCATACTCACAGAATTGGTAGCACCTGTCAACGTATTCCTGCTGTTGGTAATCGTCCTGAAAAACAAATTTATGGTTTTGAAGGTGGTTGTCTTTGTTCGCTGAACTCTGCATACGGTACGACATTTAACTGGCAACAAGGTTTTAATATCGTAGCTCTTGGTCAAGAGACATTTGGTGTGGAGCAAGTCATGATCAACAGTGGATTAGCCAACATCGCGACATTGGGTAAAACCATTTGTGGTTAAATAATCACATGGATTCTTTTGGATTATTCTTTGAAAGACGCGAGAGAAATCGACTTCGTAAACAGGAGTTGAAAGACGAGGGTGTGCCTAATTATAAGGATTGGGTAGATCAAGAGAAGGAAAACCTACCTCCCGAAGAAGCAGATAAAATCAATAAAATGGAGGAATTAAAAGTTCCTTCTGAATTGATTGATAGATTTCGTAATGCTAAAAAAGCTGAATACGAGAAACGTCTGAAAGCTGATTACCTACGAACCAAAGTAGAGGGTGAATTACTTTTCACCGACTATGGTATCAATGTATTCAAAGACAAGTATGTCGATCAGGATTTTAAACAAGGTTCTCTCAACATGAGAACAATGAAAAGATTGACTCAGATGTTGTTTCGAGATTACCGTGATCTATTACCAAATAGAAAACCAAAGATTGTTATTACGAATACCAAAACAAATCCAAAATTCAAAAATTTAAATATTATTGGTAGTAAAACATCACCTTCTGGTGTTTACCACGATAGAATTATTTATTTAGATCAATTTTATGTTGATGATATAGATGTTCTTATGCATGAATATGCTCACTTTCTGTCCGATAGGATGTCGAAACAAGTTGAACCATTTTTGAGAAACGAATACAAAAAAATGTTGGATGCTTTTTTCGAGAGAAAAACAAGAAGAAAAAATTTGGAAGGTAAGAAAAATGAGAAATTGAGAGAGCTAGTAGCAAAGAAAATGGGATTACCATCTGATTATGCTGCCACGAACTTCGATGAGTGGTTCGCTGAATTGATTGCTCATTGGAAAAACCTACCAAACAACCCAATATCATATAAATTCAAACAAATATTAAAAAAAGTGATTACAAGACTATGAAAGATAAATTCAATTATGGAAATTATATTATTTCCTATAGAAAAGAAAGAGATGGACTACTCCATTTTTTGAAAAAAAGAGTTGATACATTAGAAGATGCCCTAAAGGAGCATCATAAATTACAAGATTTAGGTTATCATGATGTTTTGATTAAAAAATTTAGACAATGAAATATACAGGTAATATTAACAGTTACACCTTCATTATGAAAGAAGGTGATGATGTAATTGAAGTGTGGTCAGATACGGATGCGGAATTTCCAGAGTCCTACATCTACCTCAAAGAAGGAGAAATCAAGAACGAACGCCAATTCCACATGGAAATATCGGATTGGTGGATGCGGAATAAAAACTAGGTTATACTGGTTTCGCAGACAGAATACGCAAAAGGGAATTACGTAATAGATTTTGCGGAAGGTGAAATGGTCGGGGCTAAAGCAAATGACCCGTCTCTGTTTGTAATATTTTATCATGACGACTGGACTGGCGATGAAAATTGATCATGAAACAGTCAAACCAGTGACAGCGGGAGAGAACCGCAATTTTAAAAACTAGAATATAATCGACGATATGAACCCTGAAGAATTTAAAAAAGCATTTGATGAAAAATTAGCGAATACGTCAGACGAAGAATTGAATGCGTTTTTCGCATCTAAACTTGATTATTCGTTGAAACGTGTAGTGGTTATTCGTGCGACGAGTGGAGCGGGAAAATCTACTTTTGCTGAATTTCTAGAGTCCAGTGATTTCATTTGCTGTGCCGATGATTTCTTCACAGACGAACAAGGTAATTATAATTTCGATGCTTCCAAGCTTGGACAGGCTCACAAAGCTTGCCAAGACAAGTATTTGGAATTGCTTGACTCACCGTTTGCAGATACCATTGTAGTCTCAAATACGAACACGAAAGAAAGCGACTACAAATTTTATCTTGACGAAGCGGAAAAACGTGGTATTATGGTTTTCTCATTGGTGCTTGAGAATCGTCATGGCAATAAAAACATTCATAATGTGCCTGATCATGTTCTTGAGCGTCAAGAGCAAAATATTAAAAATAGCTTAAAATTACGATAAACGAACAAACAAATAAATTATATGAACTTATTAATTGATGATGTAGTAGATTGGTTTCACGCAAAAGGAATCATTGAAAATAGTAATCCTCTCAAACAATTGGAGAAGACGCAGGAAGAGCTAACAGAGACGCGAGATGCCGCAGTGCTACACTCTTATGGAATTAACACAGTTACAAACGGCGAAGGAAAAGAAATTGATTCACTCGCTGAAATTAAGGATGGCATTGGAGACACCATAGTCACCTTGATTGGAGTATGTGAGATGTATGGGTTCACCTTAGAAGAGTGCTTACAGCAAGCATATGAAGTGATCTCAAAACGCTCTGGGAAAATGGTCGATGGAAAATTCGTCAAAGACACTGAAGTGTAAAAACTGTGAATGGAAGGAAGTAAATCAATGACCCGTGATCAACAAATTATTCTTACGTGCTTAGAGATTAACCTATCACAAGCAAAAACACTCGCCATGCGTAAACATGTGCAAGAGCAGATAGCATCATTCAAATTGCAGTGTAACCCAAAACCAAAACCTCAACGTCCAGCATGGGTGGACAAATTTTAAAATTATGGAATTCATTAAAGAACACGTAAACAAAGACTGGCTACCAGTCGTCGAAAAATTTCCCAAGATTTTCTTAGAACCATCGGAGTATGTTATTGATATTTGGGGAAAATACTACAAAGATTTCGTCAAGAAAGAAGATATGGTGAATCTACGCTATGGTTTTGAACATGGTATCGGTTGGAAAGATATTGTAATCGGCTTTTGTGAAGATTTGCAGAAGCTTGCTGAAAAAGCTGCCGCAGAAGGTCACACCTTTCAATACAAAGGATGCATTATTAAAGAAAAATTTGGCAAATTCACTCCCCAAGGTGATTTGGAAAAGAGTGAGGGTGCATGGGAAATCTATCGCGATGAATATTATGGTATTTGTCGCAAATGGGAAGAAAAATCCTTGACAGTCTGCGAAGTCTGTGGTAAAGATGGTGAGTTGCGCAGCACAGGATGGTGGAAAACGCGCTGCGATGAACATTATCAGAAACAAAGAGATGAACAATAAAGAAATCAACATCGCTATTGCTAAATTGCGGGGGTGGATATTTAAACCCAAAGAATATGGTTGGTCTTTTGCCAAAATCGTCCATAGTGGTCCATGGACTAAATATGACGATGATGACGATGATGATATTCCATATCCCGATTACTGCTCAGATGCAAACGCCACACACGACATCATTGCTTCATTCACAAGAGGCGAAGAAAGGCTTTATATTTTGAATCTTTATGAGATTGTTGGTGGAAATATGGACGATGCTGTTGTGGCAAATCGTAAAGAAAAAGCATTGGCGATATTAAAAACATTACAAAAAAAATGAATCCGAATATTGACATCGTTCAAGACTTTTCTAAGCTACAAACCTCCAATCAAGAACTTGGAAAATCCAATGTAGAACTCGCTGGCAAGCTTATTGCATTGCAGGAAAAAATCAACAATTTGAAAGCTCATGAAGTTTATGTTACAACTGTAGAAGAAAATCTACCATTGGTGGAAGCTTTAAAATATCTCACAGAAGAGCATGTTGATAATGGTCAATGTTGTGATGCGACAGTTCTCGATCTGATCAATGCATTAAAAAATCTATTAAAAGAATAATATGAAAATTACTGATATTCAAATTCGAAAAATTTACCCTGAACCTGCCGACATTTACCTAAACGGTGAGTATTTCGGCACTGTTGAAAATGATTATGAATTTAACGACCTTCGCATTCAAATCAAGCAAGCTGCGGCGACTGGTTTCAGCGTTCGCTTCAAAAATGTGGAGAGTCCAATCAATGAAAAGGGTCAACTTCTTTGGCCAAATGGTTTATTTGATACTATTATTGACCAGCTTAGTGAACTTTAATTGCGCGGTAAAATATGAGAGAACTAAAATTTAAAATTTGGGACAGACAAGCAAAAGCATGGGCAGAAAACGATTGCTCATTGCATTGCTTTAGCAATTGGCAGATTGATCCCTTCACAGGACAGCTAACTGATTTTGTTGGTGCAATTGATGGTGATCGTGAAACGCGCTATAATGCCAATCCTGCTCCCGATTATTATTTTCGTGGCAGTGAGATTGTGAATGAGCCGAGATATGTTCTTGTTCAATTTACGGGCATGAAAGATAAGAACAACTTGAAAGAAGTTTATGAAGGCGATATAATAGATAAACATGGAAACATCAAAGGAAGCGTCTATCAAATGGACGAAGAAGAAACTGATACAGTCATTCAAGGATTTGGAACAAAGACTTGGTGCGAGACCTACCGCAGAGCAATATTACTTGGACTCAGAGACTCCGAGTAATATGCCCATACGTCAGAGATTTGGTAATTGGACGGGATTTATAAAAGAAATGGGATTAAAACCATTAGAACCTAAGTTTTCAGAACTTGCTCGTAAAAATAGCGCATTGGCACATAAGGGCAAAAGAAGTTGTGGATGGAAGGGTGGAAGAATTATAGATGCAAATGGATATGTTATGGTTTACGAACCGAATCACCCTAACACGACAAAAAAAGGTTATATCGGTGAACATAGATTAGTAATGTCTAAATATCTTGAAAGACCGCTTGCTAAAGGTGAAAATGTTCACCACAAAGATGGAAATAGGCAAAATAATGAATTATCTAACCTAGAACTTTGGAATACTACGCAGCCAAGTGGACAAAGGGTAGAGGATAAAATTAAATGGGCAAAAGAAATATTAAAAATATATGAGAATTTCGAAAACCCTGAACTTTTAAAACAATGACAGGCAACGAAACAATCACAATTACAATAGAAGACCCCGATAAAAATATTCGTCTCTCCACTTGTTATTCAATTTTGCAAGCTGATAGAGCTATCATCACAAAAGGAGAATATCACAATTTAGAACTTGACAATCTGATTGAAAGATTTGATAATTACCGAAGACACCAGAAATATGAAATGGAAAGAATATAAAGAACATCTACGCGAAGAATGGGAATTTCACAAACGCAACCCTGAACTGTTTTTTGTTTGGGCTGCATACGCAACAGCAATAATCATCGCTCTTTTCTCTGACAATTAATCAACAAAATGAAACATAAATTTTATTATTACGAATACTCCGACGATGGTGGGCAAACTTGGACAATGGGCGATTATCGCCGCTATTTGATGCCCATCATAGAGCAAGTAAGAGAACTGTCCTATCCATTTCGCGTCCTTAATCAAGATGATGAACAAATCAGTGAAGAAGAAGTTCGCGAAACAATTGATCAAATGAACACAATGGAAACAATTTTTGGAAAATAAAAACTAAGGTATACTATAATCATGAAACTTTTAGGAATAACAGACGGTGAGAAATTCATCGCATCGCTCCATCACTATCATTATGTGACTCATGGTGACATGATGTTTGATGGTGGTCAACCCCACACTAATTTTTACGGTGGCTACAATCGCTATTCTTTGGAAGGTAAAAGAGTTTGGTTTGAAGTTGATGAAGATTTCGCAGAAATTTATAACAAATATAATCGAAAAGAAATCAATGGTGTTTGGGATGTGAAACAAGGTAGAATCCTACCACCTGAAGAACATCCAAATTGTGATAGCATCGAAGTGCAAGTCGAGAATTTTATTTGGGGGACTCGTGGTAAAGATGGTAAATCACCTCTGAAATGCGTTCTCCTAAAGAATTGCGATACCGATCATCTACAGAATATTTTGAAAGATGTTAAACATATTCAAGCAGAGACGAAGAAAGTAATTGAATACATTTTGAAAAATCGTGAAGTATGAAAATAACAGTTACAAAAACAGAAGTCTATGATTACGATTTGAAAAAAGAGATTCGTCGTTTGAAAAAATGCTTTAAAGGTGAACAGCTTCAAAGACAGATGGATATTCTTCATGCCGCTTTCATCGAAAGAGACGATATTAAATTTAGAGAACTTTATTATGCTTTACCTGATTGTAAAGAACATGGGTGGAGTGAGATGGAATATGTTGGATCGTGGATTAATTTTTTTGGTGGTGGAAATTGGTGTAGGGAATATTTGGTAGAAGAGGATCATGTGGTAGATTTTGAAAAATTGGAAAAATTATGAAAGAATGCTACTGTGGTAAAAAATCATCCGACAATTACACTTGGTGCGATGATTGCCTAATCAGGAATCACAAAGCTGTTGATGCGCTTTTTAAGGTGTGTCATGATAGTCACAGAAGCGGTGCTGGTGGCGCGAGAATGTGTATATGTGGTGCTGGTTGTGGTGGCAGTGAGGCTTGCAATGGGTTGTATTTACTACAATCAGCATTGAAGTATGGTGGTAAGCAAAAAGATGATGTGATGCGATTATTTGGATGGTATGAGTAAAGAACTTGGTAAAGAAATGTGGAGGAAACATCGCGCATTACTGGATAAACATTCTGAAGAACGCTCTTCTTTATTGGCAGAAGCTTCTAAAAAATGGTTGAAAGAAGAGGCTGAATTGTATCAAGAATGCTTTGAAAAGACAGGACACAAATTCGCTATTACACCAGAAAGAAGACGCAAATTAAATGGAATTTTGGCAGAGCGTTGTCAATATTGTGGGAGAGACAAATAAAAAACTAGATTACAATAGTAGCATGAAAAGATTAACAAAAATAGACGTAAACCCTAACAGTCTTGTGCTTCAAGCGCAAACAATCGAAGAATATAGAATTGATCAAGAGCGTGGAGGATGGGAACAATTCTTTGAAGGTAAATCCCCACCAATTGCTTATGAAATGGTTGGTGAATTGATTGGTGAAATTGAAGTTGATCGACAAATTTTAATGAATCGATTTTTCCGATCTGACATCACAGGAGCATTGATTGAAATGCGTGGTGTTTTCCATAGCTCGATTGTTCGGAATGTGGAAGAGCGGAATGGCGTGACTTACGTTACGACTGATAATAGTTTATACAAAGTAGAAGATTATTCATAAACCATGCAGAAACTAATTTTACGATACGATTGGTCAGTTCCTTACGAAGCGTCAGGAACTGAAGTCATCCCATTTGAATATGAATCACCTGAACGGGCTTATGTTGACTTTTGTGATTTACAAGAAAAGGCTGAATACTTTTTCTGGTTTTTGGGTCACGAATTTGAAAAAGATGTTGATGTCGAATTCTTTACTTTAGAAGAATGGTTTGAGCGTTATAAATTTAAACAACAATAAAAAATATGAAAACAGCAGCGGAATACATTACAGAAGAAATTGAAAAAAATGCGGAAGAATATTATGACGGCGAAATTCAAGATGCTGAGTATGAATTTCGCATCAGCGGTGAACCATCTGGTCTGTCAAGAGGCATGTTCTCAAGACACTATGAATGCGAAGAGGTAGCGAAAGTTCTTGATAATGGCATTGCCGTTGGATGGACTTACTGGTATGGAGGTGGGAAGTATGGAGAACCAGAAGCGATTGATTGGATTGATGAATCTTATCTGTTAGATGTCACTCAAGAAACTAAAGTGGTGAATGTTTATAAATTTAAAAAATAATGAAAAAAAATCAATTAATCGAACAATTGCAAAAAATCAAAGGCAATCCCGAAATCAAAATGTGGAATGGGTATGTTGATGATTGGATGGATATTAAGCTTTGCGAACAAGAGTTTGTCAAAGAATCGGAGGACTTTATTCGTTGGGGTGTCGAGATGGCTTGGAAGGAGCGTAACCAAAAATGGGAAATCCCTGAAGAAGCGCAGATTCAAATCGAAGAGGTTATAAAAGAAATGTTAAAAAATAGACAGTGGGAATTGCCGAATCAATATTTACAAACAGAAGAAGATGAGAAGCGTTGGTATGGTAAAAATAAAAAGAAGTTTGTTTTAATCAACGGAAAAATTCGCGGCAAATCAATTGAAGATCGACTTGGAAAAGTTAGTTATTAAATTTAAATTATGAAAATTGAAATCTCAATCGAAGAAACGGCAAAAATCCTTAAATTCTATTCAGAATATCAACGAAAACTTGAACATGGAGACGTTGATCCTATTGATGATTCAATAGAAGTTAAAGATTTTGTTCAGGAGTTTTTGAAAAATCGTGGCATTAGAAAACCAAAAGTTTATAATCATGGAATCCACGCCTTTGGTAATGTGGGGATGCATATTGACACTCTTTCTCCAAAATCAGCAATGACTCTTTGTTTGATGATTTCGGGCAATGGTAAGCTTTTTGCATGGAATGGTAAAAGAATCAATGAATGTTATTTGAACAAAGGAGAAGGTGTTATTTTTGATTTTAATCTCCCTCACGCTTTTGAGACAAAAAAACAATGCCAAGCATTTCTCATAGACATTCCTAAAAAATATAAGAAAAATTTTACAATTCGATAACATGAAATTACCAAATAAAGAAGAATTCAATTTCAAAGATTGCGTCATCGCTGGTGACGAATGTTGGCTCATTACACCAAAAGAAATCGGAGTTAAGTGGACAGAAGATACGATGAAATTTCGTTCGATGATTGTTCGCAAGTCTGATAATTTTATCGTATCGCGTTCGTTCTCGAAATTTTTCAATTATACGGAGCAGCCAGATTTGGACAAATTTCCTCTGCATGAATCTTTTGTTGCTTATGAGAAATTAGATGGCAGCTTGCTTATTTGCGATCAATACAAAAACGATCTTCTGCTTAGAACTAGAGGCACGACAGATGCAAGACAAATGCCTAATGGTCATGAGATTGATTTTTTAATCAATGAATATAAAAAGTTTTTTGAATTCATCACAAGCGTTGATAGCAATTCGGAATTTACATTTTTGTGTGAGTGGCAGACTAATAGTAACGTGATTGTTATTGGTGGTTTTCCAGAACCTAAATTGTCCCTGATTGGAATCATTAAAAAAGATTCTGGATGGATGGCATCGCAAAAATATTTAGACGAATTGGCTATTGCTCTTGAAATCGAAAGACCTGTAAAATATTCCTACAAATCTATTCAAGAATGTCTTGAGGATGTTGAAATGTGGGTAGGTAGAGAGGGTGTTGTTCTATACTCTGAATCGGGAAAAATGCGCAAGGCAAAGAGCAGTTGGTATTGTTCTGTTCACCGATTGGCAACTGGATTGCGTAGCACTTCTCACGTTTTAGAATTCTTTTTGGAGTCTCCAAGATATACTGATTATCAGGATTTTTATAATTACACTGTCGATCACATCGACTTCGAAGTAGCAGAAAAAATCAAAAACGAGGCTAAATTAATTACCGATGCCTATGCTAAATTCGTAAAGGGTGTGGACAATATGAATGAGCGTATTCCTTTTATTCAGAATTACGAAACTCGCAAAGAACAAGCAATGGCAATTCAACAAGAGTTTTGTGATTGGAAGACTGCCATTGCATTTCTTCTACTTGACAATCGTAAGGTTGATGATAAGGTCGTGCGCAAGGCAATGGAGAAAATCTTAGAACTATGAAAAAACCAAAAACAAAAAAACAATTAGAAAGTTGGGTATTGGAAAATTTTCAAAACAAACTTGTGACACTCAACGAATTAACAGAGCAAGAAGCTAAGGCTCATTTGTATGAACACATAGTAGCCATGGATAAGATGATTGGCAACGCTCAAAAGACGTTAGACGCTTATAGGAAAATTGGTTATTTTTATGATACTCATTAATAAATAATATGAAAGAAACATTAACACTAAAAGCAGAAGAAGCAAGACTAATTGCTTATGGCGACCACGAATTGTTCGAAACTGTAACATCAAAGATTACAGGCGCAACCCGATGGTCAATTTGTTATGAAAACATTGCCAAGCGAATTTCTGATGGTAAATTTTTCAAGCTCAATTATCGAGTTGGCGCAACCGAAATGCAAGATGAATCACCTTATGAATGGGTGGATGAAGTCTCTATCCCCGAAGTATTCCCTGTAGAAAAAACAATTATCGTATACGAATAACATGCCTAAATGTCCATACTGCCAAAAGGTAGAAGCTAAATGGGTTTATATGCCTAATGGTGAATACGCCTGTGATGACTGTGTGCCACGAAAGTGTTCCTGTAATATGGAGCCGATAGATGGCGATTTGGAAAGCACAGATGCCAACAATTGGAAGTATGCACTGGATGAAAATGGAAGACATTTACCTTGCTGTGAATGGGAATGGATAGAAGAAATATGAATAAAATAGATTTTTTAAATAAAGGTATACGATTCTTCAAGGATGAGATCAAAGAAATTCGTCGAACTGTTGAAATCTTTGAGAAACAAAGGGATGAAATCATTTTAGATTCTCAGTTTACATGGAACGATAAGACATTCAATGTTTCTGATATGCGATGGTTTAACGATTGGATGTATGAGGATTGTCCTTATACTCCAGGATTTAAAAGTTATACGGAAACATTGCATATATTTTCCACAGACGGCAAATCTATCCATTTTAGCTTGCCTGAAAACGAACACGGATGGTATGATGAAAAACACCAACAATTCAAAGACTTCGAAGATTTCTTTATTGACAAATTTGGAGTATCGTTTAAAATGGTATTAAAAAAAGGAGAAGTGAAAGAACAATAATATGTTAGAAGAAAGCATGGAAATCGCAAGACAATATCTTGAGAAAGAAAAAAACGGCACATTAGACTTAAACAATCTGACTGAAGATGAGCAGCAAATGCGTATGTTTAGTAAAGCTTATGATGAGTCGGGTTTAGGTGAATTGTTTGCGGATGCCGTTCTTGGAGTTGTCGGAGATGATGATCAATTGGAAGATTATAAATTTTTCGCACCTGACATGGAAGATGGTGACGAATTATTGAAAGCAGCAACACAAATGTTAAAAGGAAAAAGAGAGGAATTAAGAGAATGTTAGAAAAAATTAAACAAGATACAATTCAAGCAATGCGCGATAAGATTCGAGTAGATTTGAGCGTATTGCGTATGTTGCAGAGCGCAATTACCAATGCACAAATTCTCAAGAGAGGCGAATTGGATAAAAATGAAATCATTGGGTTGATTCGTAAACAGATTGCACAACGACAAGATAGTGTAACACAATTTCGTGCTGGAGGCAGGGAAGAATTAGCTGATAAAGAGCTTGTGGAAATCACAGTTCTTCAACGCTACTTGCCCACCGAATGGTCTGATGCTGAACTCGAACAGAACGTGCAATTGGCTATTGACAATCTCGGCGCATCAAGTAAAAAGGATATGGGTCGCGTGATCAAGGCAGTTGTTGAAGCAGCAAATGGTCAATGCGATAATAAGAGAATCTCTCAAACAGTAGGAGCAAAATTGAATTGATATGAAGAAAATATTAGCAACGAGTGCAACTTGCGGTCCATGTCACTTGCTTAAAGCAAGACTGGAGAAATTGGAATTAACTGTGGAGATTAAAAATTATAATGATCCACAAAACATTGAATGGTTTAAAAAACATGGTATTCGTAATGTGCCATGTTTGGTAGTGGAAGATGATACTACCTTTGAAATCATTCAAGGTATCGATGATATTATTGAAAAAATAAAACAAGGTGAATAAAATTATTAAACATAAATGGGAAGATAGAAACAAAATCTTTTTCTCAAGTGATTGGCATAATTACCATGATCCGAAGTGGGATGTTCCCATCTGGAAGATGCGTGGTTATTCGTCCCCTCAAGAATCTTTGGATGATGTGGTGAACAAAATCAATGCGAGAGTTAAAGAAGATGATTTTTTATATTTTCTTGGAGATGGATTTTTGAATGCTACAGATGAACAAGTTCTGGAATGGTTCTCACGAATCAATTGTAAGAATATTAATTACATCTATGGGAATCATGAATCAAACATTTTCCGTATCTATCGGCGAACAGTATTGGAAATATACGGTGATCCTGATATCGAAGTGTATCCCATGCGATTTAACAATGTAGTGTTCTTGGGTAATTACCAAGAACTCCAAGTTGGTAAGAAAAGTGTTATCCTACAACATTTTCCAATCCACTCTTGGAATCACATGCGCCACTCAGCGTGGATGATCAGTGGACACCAACACAATACCGACAAGACTAGAAATCCAGAATACCATCTTGGTAAGATGTTGGATGTGTCGTGGGATTACAAGAGAGATATTTGGTCATTTGAAGAAGTGGAAGATGTGATGTCTACCAAAGATATTTTAACTGTTGATCACCATTAACAGTTGACAAATAAGAAAACAATAGTAATATAAAAAAATATGGAAAACAACAAAACAACAAAAACAGTAAAAAACAACCGAAAAAACAAACAGTGGCTACGTAGCCGTGATCAACGCAAACATCCGAAGCTTTTTTCGGTTGACATGATTCAACTTAAAGATGGATCGTTCCATATCCTTGGAGGAGGTGCTAATGTTGCCATTTCTAAGAACCAACACTCCACACAATGGGCGAGTGTAGATGTTCGAGACTTGGCAACCGAGATTAGGCTGAACGGTATCCGCTCGTTCTGATCCCACCGAAAAATGCCCCTGAAATATGGGGCATTTTTCATTTACTATGGGAAGGGTTAATGTGTGGTATATACAACATTAACTCGATTTATGAGTGATATACCACACATTAAAAAACTAGAATACACTCTGCTCATGAATATCTTCAAAATACCAACTTTGACCATTTTCTTTCCATTTTCGGAACAGGCAATTCTTTCATTTTTTTCAAGATATTGTAATATTTACATTTATTGTTTGTGAGATTACCTGAAAAACAAATTTGTAATACGTTTTCACTTGAAGATTTTCTAGGTCTTAAATTACTAACATTGCAATACTCTGAAAAAACCCCTAATATGAAATTTAACAAATCTTCAGTTCCTAAAATTTGTAATTGCGTTATTTTTGGTGTTGTATAAATACAACCATCGCCATCTATATATCCAATTATATATGCTAGAGCATGTTCTGACGATGGTATATTGCACGGTGGAAGTAATGTTAAAGATTTTTTCGGGGTGATGTTAAATTTATCATTTAATATGCTGACAGTTTTTTTGGAGCCATTAATACGAACATATGGATATTTGTTTTGATACATTGACACAACACCATCATATTCAAAATATTCTTTAAAAATTTTAATAGTTTCAATGTCTTCCATTTTTAAAGTCAAAGAAACACTCTGTTTTTTTTCATGAATATGTCCATCGGCAGCTAATAATCCAGCAATATACCAAGTTAATAAATCATCTTGTAATAATCTATCTTCGTTAAAAGAATATTTACAATTCTTTCTTTTACTACCTCGTTGTCTATCTCTTTTTTCTGTTTCGCGGGTACTTACACATGATTTACAATGTGATCTAAATCCACACTTAGTATCGTTTCTTTTATAAAATTCCAAAACGCTTTTATTGATTTTACATTTACTACAAATTTTATCGGTCATTGTCATATACATTATTTATTCATTTAACCTCAACTTTTTTAAATTATCAATATCTTCACTACATCACCCTGTCCCGACCAGTCCGCTAGATGGTTGGTAAACAAACATTGTTCCAAGATGGGTTTAGAATCGGTACAGCTTCTATGCACAGCTTATCATGAACAAGGTATCGAAGCTCCCTATAAACCATCGCATCGCTTGCATCCATCATCTATTTGGACGAGAGCAAGTTGGGATAACTTCCAATGGTTGATTGCCCATGCTCATGCCATCTTCGATGAATACACAGCACGTTACGGTAAGATACACAAGTCTCAAGCAGTATTGGAATGGTGTGAAGACCATGCTCATCTATTGGGGTTTGACTCTTGGGATTTGACACCATTCGCTATCGCTATTGCAGATGACTGTGAATGTCGAAAGCTATCAAATTTTGAATCTTTGTCAGCAATTGACAAATACCGACAATATATTATCTTGGATAAGAAACATATCCATGCTTGGAAAAGAAACAAACCCGATTGGATTTAATAATTATGAAAAAAAATAAAACACATAGAGAAGACGAAGAAGATATTAGTGAGGAAATCGTGTTTAAAACATATCATGATAACAACCTCATTCATTTTGAGGTGACACTTGCTAAAGATGATGAATTTTTTGAAAATAAATATTTTGCTCTCGTCTCTGGATTACCAGAATTGGGTGAAATTAAGGACATCAATACATTGAAGAGAATTATTAAGTGTTTGAAAGCTGCGGAAAAACGTTGGGAAGAATTAATTTAAAAAACTAGATTACAATCGGTGCATGATCAATGCCAGTGGGGTAATTAAAGTAGAAAGAGATAAACAACGTATCGTCGTTGAGACTTCTCCTGATATTATTGATTATTATCATTGGTTTATTGAGCGTCATTTTTGGATTCGCCTACAACGTCCTTTACATAATGCTCACATCACTATTACGAACCCTAAATTTCATAAAGATGTCAATTGGCAACGTGCTGTTTATTATGATGGAGAACGTGTGAATTTTCAGTATGATCCATGTGTAATACAAGGTGGTCACACCAAAGGATTCATCATGTTTTATTTAAAAGTTTATTCGGAAGTGCTTGACAATATGAAAAAAGACCTTAATATTGTGGAGAACAATGGCTACCGTGGACTTCATATTACCCTTGCGAACGGAAAACACGGTAATGTTCATCCGTGGTTGCCTAAAATGATTACAATTAAATAATATGAAACAAGACGAAGAAATCAAACCCGAAAGAAGACAAAGACTGCGTGGTAAAAATCGTCGTCCAAAGAATGGTGACTTCTCTGATTATGAAGTGCAGTGTATGGTGGCAAACTATTGCCGCGACATTACAGTTGGGGTGGCAGGTTGGGGTGTTCCCTTCACTGTGTGGGTAGAACTGAAAGGTCTTGCGAAATTCGAGAACGGTTCTCTCTACAAATTAGAGAAACCTACTTGTGAATGTGAGATGTGCGATGGACGCAGAGCAGCACACGAAGAACTTGAGGAATGTCTTGACGATCTGGAAGTAGATGATAGAGTGAAAGTAATCAATCCTGATTATACATTATCTTTTGGTGAAGAGGGGTTTATTAGTGAGATCGTTGAGGATGAAATTATGGTTAATTTCACTGGTGGATGGAGAGGTTGGTTTAATAAAGAAGATGTGAAAAAAATAAAATAATGATAACAGAAGACCAACAAAAACAAATTGAATCCATCGTCAAAAATCTGATTCCTTGTCGTGCGCAAGCATATATGTTTGGATCAGAACATAAGATTGTTCACACTAATAACCGCTATTGGGATTTGATGAGCTTTTATCAAGGACAATGGCACTATATCGCAACATTAAAATAATAAAAAAATGGAAGAAAAACCACTAACAAAAAAACAATTAGAACAGCTAGGTTTTACTGTAACAGAGAAACAGTTTAAAACAAAAACAAAAGTAGAAATCGCCTTCGAACCGTGGGGGCATAATCACATTGATACGTTTTATCATTACCCTTCTTTTGGAGAAATTATTGATCGCATCGTCTCAAATGTGAGACAAGATGAACGTGACAGAATAAAAGCAAAAATAACAAACAATCTATTCCAATAATAAAATATGTCAAAAAATATATTAATCTACTTATTCGGAGCTTGGACTGCAAGCTCAATCTGGATGGCTATAACAGGTATTGGCTATAACTCAAATCAAGCACAGGCGATTCCATTTGTACTTTTCAGCTTAGTTTCTTGGGTTGGCACAATTGTTGGTTTAATTTGGGAGACAATGAAAGCTCTTGATAAAGAAGACAAATGAAAAATATGAAAAGAACAAAACAATTTGAATTAAACAACAGCAGCATTGCTTATGGCGAGTCAATTGAATCGCTGATTAAAACTCTTGAGAGCCTTAACGAACGAGCAAAGGAGCAAGGAGCAATTAGCACATCTGTCTATTTTTATCATGGAAGCGATGGGTATATTGATATTACCGCAACTCGATATATGACACCTGAAGAGGCTGCAAAAGCTGAAGCCGACGAAGCAGTCAAAAACCAAAAACAACTTGATTGGGAGCGCAAACAATACGAAGCTCTTAGAGCAAAATTCGAACCATAATAAAAATATGAATTATAATCACGAAACACACGACGAACGTAATCTCTGTGAATACTATCCAGAGGGGTTCGACTGGGAAGACGAAATGACACTAGAATACTTAATCGACGCACTTCAGCAAACGCTAAAGAATGCCTATGCTGATGGAATGGAGGTAGAAGACACCAGTTTCAAATGGTTTAGACATGAGGGCTATATGGACATTGATGGTATCTTCCCATATACGGAAGAGCAAATTGAGGAAAATAGAATCCGAGAACAACAACGTCAGGAATGGAGAAAAGAACATCTTAGACAAGAATTGGAGAAATTAGAAAAAGGAGAATAATATGTGGTGCTTTATATCGTTAATCTTTTACTGTCTTTGTTTGCTTGCGGTGATTGCCATGTGCAAAGCTGCAAGTGACGAATATAAACCCAAAAAATAAAAAAATATGAAACCGTGGATGCCACAAAATCAAATTGATTTAATACAATCGTATTTAAAACCAACTGACACAATGTTGGAATATGGAGCAGGAGGATCTACTTTATATTTTTCTCAATATGTGGAAAAATATGTTAGTATTGAACATGATATAAATTGGATTGATAAAATACGTGAGAATAAAATGCCTGATAATGTTGAATTACATTATTGCGCTCCAAATAATAAAATTCAATTACCAACTTGGGAAGGAAATCCTGAAGATTTTCAAAATTATATTTCTTTTATTGATACTTTAACTTACAAAAATTATGATAAGGTTTTTATTGATGGTAGAGTTCGGGTTAAATGTAGCGTGAAAGTATTGGATTATTTAAATACTGATTCACTCGTATTCGTTCATGACTTCTTTGAAAGAGATAGGTATCATAAAATACTCGAATATTATAAAATTATTGATCAAGATAGAAACACTAGACCAAGTTTAGTGATACTTAAAAAACATGAATAAAAATATGGAAGAAGAACCAGAATACGAATACTATGTTGTGGAGGTGGAGAAAAAATCTTACTCTGAAATCTATATCAAAGTCCCAAAAGGAGAACAGATTACATGGAGAGATAAGAAATTGATTTCCGAAGCAGCAGTGGAAACGCTTGAAGACTGTGATTGGGACGACTGTGGGGATTTGGAAACCAATTCTATTCGGAAAACATCTGAAAAAACCGCTAAGTTCTACGAAGTCTATGATGCAACAGAATACTTTCCAGTAAGACCAAAACCTGAAGACCCAAATCAAATGACACTTGACTTTTTAAAAAACTAGAATACAATAACCACCACAACGAAAATAATATTATGGGATTAGATATGGGTTTATATTCCGCAAAGCGGAAAAATGATGAAATTGCTTATTGGAGAAAATTCAACGCACTACATCAGTGGTTTGTTGAAAATTTGGAAGGAGTTGATAATTGCGAATACTCCCCAGTATCCAAAGAAAAATTGGAAGAATTGGTGAAAACGTTGGAAGAATTACAAACAACCAAAAACACAGAACTTCTACCAACTCAAAGTGGCTTTTTCTTCGGTTCAACGGAGTATGATGAATGGTATTGGGAAAACGTTGATAGAACTATCTCCACTCTAAAAGGGATTCTTGGAGACTTTGATTTTGAAAACGATCAATTACTTTACAGCGCAAATTGGTAAAAATAAAAAACTAGAATACACTATGCAGACAATGTTAATTAATTATATCAGAAATGAAAATCGGAAACCACACGGAGTCGTTGTGGCATTCAAACAAGACGGAAATATTCATTATGGATACTCTCTCCATAATCCTATTGACAAATGGGATCGTGAGCTTGGTATCAAAATTGCTGTGGCTCGTGCCAATGCGAATGAATTTCAATTGCCTAAAGTTGATAATCGCCTTAAATCGGTGAGTGAAGCAATTGAACATATGAAAACCCGCGCTAACAAATACTTCAAACAATAATATATGAGTAATAATAGCAATAATAGTAATGGTGGAATTGGATTTGCTGGTCTTTTGACTGTGGCATTTGTGGTTCTGAAATTGTGTGGAGTAATTGCGTGGTCGTGGTGGTGGGTTCTTTCCCCTATCTGGATTCCCATTTTGTTGATAATCGCTATTTTGACATTGGCAGTTATCGTAAAATTATTTTTTAAATGATGATCCCAGAAAAGACATTACCTGTTCATGAACTCAAGTATTACCACAGTGATAATCTAGGGTTCGTGTTCATCGGTGCTTCAAAATCCTCCGATGATGCCATTCAAAGATTAGCTCAATTTTTGGTAGATATTGGAGTATCGAACGAATTACCAGAATTTTATCAACGTGTTAAATCAAATGCAGTAGCATTCGTATATGGGGGTAATTCTGGATTTCAAAGCGGTAATTTCTATCGTGCTGCCAGTCGAATTAATCTGATGGGTATGTTTAAAATTGAAACATTGGGAATATATTTAGATGGATTACAAGCTTAATATGTTACCTATGGAATTAGGAGGGACTGCTGTTCTTGATTATGATCCTGAATATCATCATCTCATGGAAGAAACCTTAGTGCTTTGTGGTCGAGAGGATATTATTTTATGCTCTCGATCATACACAAATCAAGAAAAATGTTCCATGCACCTAATTAGTGAAAATTATGACTTGACAGATTGGTGGGATGCCACTAAGATAATCAGCGAAAAGTATGCAAACAAATGAAATTACAATACCTCTGGAACTTTTTGATGGTAGATTCTCTCTTGAAGAAATCGCCACAATAAGTATGATCTTTGCCTCTCCAAATCTCTCTTTAAAAACTAGAGAACAATGGGGTGGTAATCCGAAGTGCGGTGAAATCACTGATAAATTAGTGCAAGAAGGTATCATCAAATTTCATGATGATAAAATTGAAATCGACATAACAGAAAAACAAGAACCTATGAACATCCATAAACAAATTGAAAATATTCTTGGTAAATATCAAATCGACCAAGAAGACCAAGAAGACCTCAATGATTTGCTGGAAACCATTGGACACGAATCCTTTGATTCTGGTTACGAGAAAGGCTATGATGATGGTAGAATCGACTTCAATGAGCCATCATTCACATCTTACGGTAATAAGGAAGACTACGTTTAAAAAACTAGAGTATACTCATGTCATGAAAAACAAAATCGTTAAATTTTGGGATGACTTCATTTATGGTCAAGCATACCATACCATCAAACGCATGGCCGCTAGAAATAATGGAATCCCTTATTTATTGGAATTACATATCCGTAAATGGAATGAATTGAATCCGATTCCTGAAAGTCTAAAAAAAGCAACTGAAGATTTTTTCAATGCTATGGAAGAACACTCTGATAAAAAATAATATTATGAAAGCAAGCTATCGAAAAATTAAAAACGGATTCTACCCTGTTATTATTTTTAATGACAAGTCAAGAATGACACACAAAGTATTGTGCTGCAATAAAGAATTGGCTACCAATTTGGCACAGAACGTTATTATAGGAATTGAAAAATATCAAAAAAATGAAGTCAGAGAAGAAGGAAAAGAAAAAAAAGAATACGTTTAAGATGTGGCTTGACGGTCCCGATATTATCTTACCTGATGGTTATCATTGGAATATGGAGTCGGGAGAAGTGATTGCCAACGATGGATCATGGCGTGGTGGTCTAGTCGATTTTTATAATAAACAAAAAAATATTCAATTAAATGAACAACAAAGATCAAATTAATCAGTCGATTAACGGCATTGCCTTGTTTGATAAGCAAGTTATCAAAAAGAAATGTCTCAAAGTAAAAGCTGTTCTCAAAAAAGTGAGAGCAGCGAAATTAGAAAAGTACTATGCTGAGCAAAAAGCAAAAGCTGATACCATTCGAGAGAAATATCAAAAATCGTTTTGGTATAGATTCAAACTCAAGCGCGAGAAGGTTAAAGATGTAAATAAAATGTCTAACCAAGACGTGATCATAATGTATAGTGAAGCCATCCGACGCTCTAACTTCGGAGAATGTTTAAATTTACTTGAATTTGTGTTTGGAGACGAGGACATTGCCGCCTACAAGAAAGACACAGAAAAATTGTGCAATGAGCTAATATCAGTCTGTGACGCATTGAAAGGCGATGAAATTTGGATTTCGTCTCAAGCGTGGAGCAAACTTAACGAAAAAATTTAAATGAAAATTAAAGGAGCAGCAAGATTTAATACATCACTTGTGGAGGAAATCTGCAACATACAGATTGACCGTATCGTAGAAATTCGCAAAGAGAAGCTAAAAGCGGCATATGTTGAACAAGAGAAAGTGGCTGATGAATATCGTGCTTACGGTCAGAAATCATGGTGGCATAAACTCTTTGTTGGTCGTCAGTTGACAGGGTTGGATGATAAATTGGTTATCCTAAAACAAATAGAAAATATTGACTCTATTTGTAATTATAAGAAAGTTTGTTATCTGATCGATGTGTGTGAGTTGGATAAAGATGCTAAATCATACGATTACGAACTTTACAATTTGTGTAGAGAATTACTTGATACTTGTAGTTCGGGAGTGAAGAACATCTGGCTAACTACAGAAACATGGTCTAAGATCAATAGAGGTCGATTTAAAAACTAGAATACACTTACGCCATGGAAAGACTTATTGTTGCCGCTGCAATGCTCATGGATGACGGGGATGTCATCGTCGGTGTTCGTCATTATTCTCCTGAGATGCGAAAAACGCTGGAAAAAGCTTATGGTGAGAAATACCACACGCGAGTCAAAGAACAAGGATTCGTAGATCAAAAGGGTTTATTCATTAATCGACAAGATGCTTGGATTATAGCTGAACGAGAAGGACAGATAAGAAGAAAAGTATCTTCTGATGGAACACTTTATTCAGAAAATTTATATTAAAAATAGAATATACACTATGCAATTAAAATTTAGAGTTTGGAACGGTAAAAAATATCTACCACAAGATTCATTCTGTTTATTCCCGACCGATGACGGTGATTTTGAAGCGAGGTCTTTGGAGTCTTATGGAGTGTTAGGAGATATTCCAAATCAAAAAATCGAACAATGGACTGGTACGAAAGACAAAAATAATGAAGAAATTTATTGTGGAGATATTGTAAAAGCTACATCTGATGAATATTCGAATGAAAATTTCATAGCGCATGTGATTTTCGATGATGGTAATTATCTAACTTATATCAATTCTTGCGACATCAGAGGGTTGTGGAGCGGCGAAAACATTGAAATTATTGGCAATATTAACGAAAACCCTGAACTTATTAAAAACTAGAATACACTCGTAGCACAATGCAACTCAATACTCTCGAAACCAAATTCGCCAAATGCTCATCCATTGAAATTCCAGATGCGTTCTACAATCGCATGTCAACTGGTAACGATGAGATTGACACTATGTTTGGCACTGAACAATTCAAAGGATTCATGGCAGGTAGTGCCATCACCATTTGCGCTCCAGGGGGAACGGGGAAATCTACCGCACTTTTACAGATTGCCCAATTGCTTACAAATCAAGGTAAGCGTGTGGCAGTAGCATCTGGTGAAGAGTCTCACATTCAAATCGCATATGCTTGTAAGCGTTTAGGTGTTACTGATGTGGATGTAGCACACATCAAGGATGTGGAAGAAATTGCTGCTGCTATGTATTCCTATGACATGATGGTCGTTGATAGCTTTCAAGCTCTTCGTTCTAACAAGAACATGAAGAAGCGGGAGTTCTATCAATATGCACAAGACTTACTTCTTTCCACTGCTAAAGAGACTGGTTGCGTGTTGGTATTCGTCCTCCATGTTACGACTCAAGGACTTCCAAAAGGTGGTACTGATATTATCCATGCCGTCGATGTGAATCTAAAAATAACTGTCGATCCTGATGACAATACACTGCGTATTTTCAACGTTTATAAGAATCGCTTCGGTGAGACTAAGACTCACATGGCTATTATGAATGCCAATGGTTTTGATTTCAAAGGTCTTTACACTGCTCCTACTGAGGAAGTCAAAGAGAAGAAAGATAAAGAACCTACTAACGACAAGCGTAAACAAGAAATTCTTGCAATGGATGAACCTCCTCACTTGACATTGGATCGTATCTGTGATAAGCTGAACGTGTCAGGACAAACCGCTGGTAACATTCTACGTGAAATGGTTGGAGAAGGCAAGCTTCAAAAGTTCGGTCGTGGTGTCAATGCTGTGTGGAAAATCGCTCAAGAGTGTCAGAAATTACATAAAGAATTAACGAAATAATAATTATGAGTAACATTTTAACAGCGGAAGAAGCTAGAGCAATTGCAAGACCGAGTGTTGAGCGTTTGGTGGAAATTGCTTGTGGTGAAATAAAAAATGGTGCTTTCAATGGAAAAACTATTATTGAAATTGAAAGCGAATTAATAATAAACATTCGTCATTGTGATCCGAATTTGTATTCGGATTTTGTTCAAGCTATGATTGAAAAAGGTTACAAATATCAAGGTTGGTGGTTTGATAGTCGTAATAAAAACCTGAGTTACACTAGATTTTATTTTTAAGAATATGAAAAGCGAAATTAGATTAGGCATGGCAGCATTGTCTGATGATGTGTTTGCTGGTTATCTTTGTAAAGATGGTAGAACTTGGAAACAAGGTAAACATACCGTGACCAGTGACTTCTTACAAACAATGATTCAATATGTTGGAGTTAATAAGTCCTTGGAAATCAATGTCGGGGGCAAACCAAAATATGTAATTACAGTGAAAGAAATCGAAGAAAAATTATGAAACAGAAAATAGAAGATATTAAAGGACTGGTAAATAAAGAAGCATTACTAAAACAAATTGAAATCAATGACGATGGATACGGTTCTGCTTGTGTAAATATCGCAATCAATGTGATGTTGCACTTGGATAACTTTGAAGGAGAATTCAATATTGGGTATCATCCTGATATGACGACGACTCATGGTATCATTTGTGAATGTGATGATCAGGGTGGTATCACTGGATTTATGGCTAGTGCTGCTAGAAACATCGTAGCACAATGCTATAAAGATGGGTGGAAATTCTGGCTTGCTGATGTGATTAGTTCATATGATATAAACAACACTGAAGAACTTGAACGATATATTTCGAATATTTCTAAAGATGGTTTTGCGTCTGAAGAAGATGCTAGAGAATATGTAAATGCTTTGATCGATAGATATAAAAAAAAATAATCCTCCCTCTTAAAAACTAGATTACAATGTCCCTGTGAAAAAAATCTTGACAATCATTGCCCTTGTGGTAATATATGGAACAGGAATTTACATCCTTTACAAACTACTTAAAAAATAATTATGATTAGTATCTCAAAAATTTGTGACCCGAATTACCTTGCTACGGTAATTGAATGCCCTGAATTGAAGCCGCATCCAAATGCAGACAAGCTTGAATTGGCTACTGTGTTTGGTGGTGATGTGATCGTTGCCAAAGGACAGTATCAAAAAGGCGAATTACTATGTTATTTTCCAGTGGAGTCTTGTATCTCACAGAAGTTCTTGGCATGGGCTAATCTGTTAGATAAAGCAGAATCGAATGCTGATGGTAAGACCAAGGGTTTCTTTAGCATCAAAGGTGATGGATATTCCAGAGTGAAAGCAGTGAAGCTTCGTGAGATTCCAAGTCAAGGATTCCTTTTCAAAGTCTCTAAGCTTGCTGAATACTACGGTGTTAAAGAATCTGTGTTCAAATTGGGAGAGTCATTTGATACTATCAATGATGATCTACTGGTGAAGAAATATGTATCAGGAGAACGCAAGAGTGGAAATCAGAATGAGTCTAAGAAGCGCATTCCAAAATGGATTGAAAATACTGTTCGTATCTTCCCTCTTCCTATTCGTAAGCGTCTATACACTGGTATCAATTACTTCTATGATAAGAACAAGCAGGGTATCGGTAGCTTGATCGTGGATGGGCATTGGCACTTTCATTATAAAACTGAAGGTGCTGGTCGAAATATTCATATTCTATCACCTGATGATACAATAATTATCACTGAAAAATTACACGGTGCCAATGGGGTATATGGTAATATTCTCTGTAAAAAACCATTTAATGTTTTCCGTTATCTCTGGAAACAGATTGGATTTGATACTGAAGACACTGAACATAAATTGGTATACAGCAGCCGCAATGTCTTAAAAAATAGACGAGATGGTAAATATACCGATGATGTATGGGGTAAAGTCGCAGAGATCATTGATGGTAAATTGCCAAAAGATGTCGTCTTATATGGAGAATTAATCGGTTGGTCTTCTGATAACAAATGTATACAGAAAAATTATGATTATTCTTTATCCAAAGGGGAAGTTGGATTTAGGATATTCCGTGGAGTTAGAAATACTTCAGATGGCAAACAAATTGAATTATCTTGGGATGAACTAACCGAAATTTGTCAATCTTCAAATTTGGAAATGGTCCCAGTTCATTACAAGGGATTCGCTAGAGATTTGTTCAATATTCACATTGATGATCAATGGTGTGATAAATTTCTTTCAAATTTAGCGGAAAAATTTTTCAAGAACAAGTGTCAGTATTGTATTAATTCTGTGGTCAATGAAGGTGTAGTATTGAGACTTGAATCTTCAGAGCGTAAAACAGTTTTAAAATATAAAAATCCGAACTTTCTTGTTCAAGAGAGTAGTGCCAGAGATTCTAACGAAGAAAATATCGATGAAGAAAATTAATCAATATACTTCATTATGTAAGTTTTATTGTGTTGTTTACCAATGCATAGGTTTCTTATACTTGCTCTACTAAGTCCAAGTGCTTTAGCAGCAGAAGATACCGATTCATATACTGTCTCATCATTAGAAATTTTGTCGAGACAGTGTATTACTTTTCTGGTGTCAGAAGAAATTGGTTCTATATGATCCCCCATATAAGAAGATTTAAATACATAACCACCACATTGTTTGGTCTTGTTTGATAAAACACCGCAAATGCCGCTATGTGAGTATAAATTTAATTGTCTAGCTGCTTCGGTATAACCTATATAAGAACCGACATACTCACCAGTAATGTGATTATACACGTAAACTTGTTTACTGAAAATACATCTTTCACCTGTTTTACCTTTTGTATGAGAATTTTTACTCATTTTGATTTTAGTCTCTTCACTATGTCGCAACCCAACACAACCTCTACCTTTAGAACATATATTATATCCATTTGGTGTTAAAGTATTATGTTTTATTATCATTTGCTCTTCCAAATCCCATAATTGTTCTTTAGTTGAATTTGGAAAATATTCAACATATATTTCGAAATTATCATAACCATATTTTTTAATGGCGTTATGAATCAAACATCTATGTTTTTCAGCACCAACTCTATTTCTATGTCCAGCTATTCGGTTATACACATTTATTGTCTCACCGACATAACATTTACCGTTTATCAAATTTTTTATAATATAAATACCCGACAATTTTTCAAAATTATCTATCAATTTCATTTCAAATATTCCTCCAACATCCTTTTAATCAACTCCGACATGGTAATACCCATCAAATCAGCTTTAGATTTCAATATTTTTTTGGTATCTGATAACACATACACTTCTATTTTTTCTTTATTTTTTCTCATACATTATTATTTAATGTTTTTGTCATGTTTTTTTCATATTACCTTCTTGACTAATTCAAAAATTGGAGTAATATAATTGTAATTATGAAATTACTAATCACTCGTCATGGTCAGTCAGAGGGTAATGTCAACAAGTCAGTGTATTTCAAAATGCCTGATTGGTCTGTTCCTCTAACAGAAAAGGGTAAAGAGCAAGCAAATAAAGTTGGGGAAGAGATTCGTGCAGAGCTTCTCTCATCAAATGAATTTTTATTGATTCATAGTCCTTATGTGCGAGCAAAAGAGACAATGAAAATTATCAATACACACTTTCCTCTCTATATTCCATTTTATAAAGAAGAGCATGTCTTGATTCGCGAACGTGAGTGGGGTAATCTCCGAAATGAATATGAAGCCTGTAAAAATAGAGAAGAACGCAATCACCTTTTTGACTTCTATCGTCGTCCTGATGGTGGGGAATCATTCGCTGATTGCCATCAGAGAGCATTCATCTTTCTGAATTGGTTGAAGACTCAAGCTGCTGACACTGCTGTTATCGTGTCTCATGGTGAATTTATCAAGACAATGCTGATGATCATTGACAACGTGAGTGTGGAAGACTTCGATAAGATTCCCAATGTTAAGAATTGTAAATTGATTATCCGCGAAATTTAAAAACTAGAATATACTGAACACATGACAAACGAATTGGAAACGAAATTGATTGGATGGCTTGAAACATCCGCACAGGCTATTGGAGACTTTGCTTCGAAAGAAGTGCCTCCTTTCATTCACGAATACCTTCACTGGAAATTCTTGGAGTGTTTTTATACTCCTTGCGCATCATTTATTCTGTGTGTCATATTTCTTATTATTACGCTTTTATCAGCGTCCGCGCATAATAATCCGAAGGGAAATTATTACAAAAACGAAGGTGTTGCAGGTATCGTTGGATTTTCAACCGCTGTATCATTCATAGCATTCACAACTTTGACGTTTAGTACTCTATGGAACGTCAAAGAAGCGATCCAAATCAAAGTAGCACCAAAAGTATATCTTATGGAGAAAGCAACAGAACTTATTAAAAGTAAATAATATGGTGACAAAATTAGAAAAACAATACGATGCGGGAGAAAATCTATCTTCCATTCAGAAAATTGATGAAAAGCTTTCTATTCTTCGTGAATCTTGGCAAGATGCTGGTGAGGATAAAAAAAATAAATGGATGAAAATGATTAACGAACAACTTGATCAACGCTTGACTTTGATGAGTATTCGTGATAACATGGGGTGATTCGGTTCAAATCCCTCACACGCATCTTAAAAAACTAGAATACAATAACAACACAAAACAAAATGAATAAAAACACACGACAAGCTAAAGCTGCGGGATTCGCAAGCAAAAAAGACCAGAACAACAACGGCACTCGTATTTTCAAGGGCAAAGCTTGTGACACTGGATGGGATGCTCCTGAGAGTAAACACAAGAAGCGCAAGGTATATCAGCGCAACAATTCCAATTAACGATTTTTCGCTTCGGCAGTATCAATAAATGACCAGAGCCTCCCTCTACTATTCACTTAGCATGGAGACTGGTGGGATCGAGAAATGGAGCCTTCGGGTGCGCGGAAAAAGTCAGTAATGACAGGCATAAATTCCATCCTCCTCAAACTCGGATACTGAAAAGGTAGGCGCAGACCGTTCCGAAGCGAATTAATTTTAATCAATAAATTATGAATATCATTGTAAAAGACGATAAAGGACAAAGCTACTTCGATAGAGTTGAAGCTGTCGCTAGAAAAGGCGACTTCATTATTTTCCACGAACAAGTTAAAGAAGTAAAAAGTGTTGTTTGGTATCCTGATTACGATTACATCAAAACTCATTACACATCAAACATAGGAAATATCACAGCATTCATTTGGGTAGAGTAATATTAAAAATTATGTTTATAGAAATTGGAAAATATTTAGCAGAACAAAACATCAAAGTAACACTTCATTTTAATTCAGAGACGAAACAACACTATTGGGATTTAAATACCCAAGCAAAGTCTGATCTCCATCTATATGAAGATTTAACTTTGAAAGGTCGTTATGGTTATACTTCTAAGCTGGAAAATGAAACTCTTGAAGAAAACATCCGAAGTCTTTGTTGGGAATTTAAAGACTGTCTTCATGGAAGAGATTACGGCTCATGTGCTTGGTTTGAGCTTTGTGAGAAAAAACAATTTGACTAATTAAAAAACTAGAATACAATTTCATCATGAACGAACAACAAAAAGAAAACCTTAAATTGGGAATCAAAGCTTTACGCGAAAATCCCTTAAAAGCAAAAGATCAAATGCGTGACTCATCTGGAGGACGATGCTGTCTCTGTGTCTTATCAGAAGTGGCAGAAGATATTCAGGGTGTTCCTCGCGGAACTTTCACGTATCGCGAACCTGATGGGGAAGATGCTATAGCACCAACAAGCGATCTTGCCGAAATCTTCGGATTGCGTAATGAATCTAGTTCACCGACGTTCAACTTTATGATTAATCATCAGATGGCATCTATCTGGAATGATGGTTTTGGTTATGCGCGTGAAGCATCTCATGCAGAAATTGCTGATATGATCGAAAAAGAATTTTTAAGCTAAAACAACATCATGGAAACAGTTGAAACATACACACCAGTTCTACGCGAATACAAATTTGATTACTTCTCTGCTGAAATGGTGCTTGATAGCTCTGGTGAATGGGTGCGCTATGAAGACTACAAAGAACTCTCAGAATATGCTGACAAGCTCGCAGAAGGGTTGCCATGCTTGCCAAAGGACATTGAAGTTCTCCGTGATGCTAACGCCACACTTGCTCAACGAGTCTTTGAACTTGAACAACAATTAAAAGAACGCAATTAAAAAACTAGAATACAATTACAGTATGAAGAAGCAATACAAACTACCTCGCAATTACAACGACCTCGAAGCCTTTACTCTCCGCACACTGAGCGTTCTTGAAGATGTTGTCTCAGATCAAGAGGATGAAGGATATGTTCATCATGATACGGTTAAGAGCGCACGCGAGGTCATCGCTGAAGTCGATCCCGTAAATCCTGTTGATCAATACTTCGAAATGTACTATAAAGTCCAACGCGGTGAGATCTCTCAAGAGGTCTGGGCTGATTACTGCCTGAAATTGCTCGGTGATATAATGGAGCAGCCTGAGCTTAAAGCAGTCTTTATGCGCTTGATATGCGCTTGAAGAACCGTGATTAACGAACTCTGATATAATTAAAAAATAGGTTGAAAATTTACAGTGAAAAATAATTATGGGAGATTGGGTGCATATTACAGGTGGTAGATTCTCTATTTACAAAAAAGACAGAGTATCTCCCGAAAAGGTTTTCGAAGAAATCGCTGGAGATAATTCAATTAAAATTGAAAAGTCTGATGGTGGTGATTGTTGGCAATACCGAATTGACGAGATTGCATTACGAACAGATGGTAACACTTTTATGGAATATTATCCAAAATTATTGAAGAACCTTAAACCAGTAAAAAATTCTCTCTCTTTAGAGATCGAATTCATTTTACACGAATAAAAAACTAGAATACAATTAGGTATGACCATTTCCAAACTGATTACTGAATTACAAAAGGCTCAAGCTGAACACGGAGACGTTCCAGTTATGCTCGATGGCATGGAGTATCGCGAGGAGATTTACGACATTCGACTCTGCTATCCAACTAAGCCAGAGTATATTTGGTATGAAGAAGATAAGACTCAGCCAGTTAATGCAATCGTTCTCAATTCTTAATAACGAACGCTGATATAATTAAAAACTAGAATACACTTGAGCTATGTTTAAATTACCTTATATTGGAGTAGGATTTATTTTGTTTCTAATCGGAATAGCTATGAATGCAGGATTATTTTCCTTTGGATTGGCTTTAATTGGTTGCTACATTCTTTCAAGAATCATGGCACAAGATTTTGGTGTCCCTGCCTTTTTCGTTATTGGTATTTTTATTTTTGGATTAGCTTTTTTCGTAGCATCCCCTTTACTACAAGAAATTGGTGTTGATGTGGGAACAGCAAATATCGTCCGTATAGTAACAACATTGGCATCTGGTGTATTAACATGGTTATCAGTCCCGAAATAATATGAACAGAGAAGAATCTCCTAAAACAAGCCAATCCGCATTAAATCTCTACGCTGCTGGATGCGTGGATGAAGCGATGGAATTCGAAAAGATGGAAAAAGAAATCCGCGAACTAAAAGAAAAATTTTCTTCTGGTAAGCCTGTTTGCCCTTTCTGTCTAACGGAAATGAAAACAATCGAATACCATGGATATTATGAATCGTTCCCAATGTGGGAATGCAGATGTGAAAAATTTGAAAAACCAGATTACACAGCACATGGTGCTTACGCTTAAAAAACTAGAATACAATCAACACATGACAATCGCACAACAATTAAAGATTAAAGAATTCCCATTCAGCATCAAAGATTCCAAAGGTAAAGAGATTTACCAAGAATATTCCGATGGATTTTGGATTAAACGTGAATACGATTCCAATGGTAATCGCAATCGCTTTGAAACGTCCACTGGTTACTGGTCAATTTGCGAGTATGACGAAGAAAATAGAGAGATTTACTTCGAGGACTCCAATGGAGAAATCTTCGACAATCGCCCCAAGACAGAAATCCAAAAGGCAATTGAACTTCTGACGAAAGAAGGGTTGCTGGTAGATGGAAAGATTTTAAAAAACTAAGATACAATCATAACATAATATGAAAACAATAGCACAACAACTTAATGTAAAGGAATTCCCATTCATCATCAAAGATTCTAATGGTAAAGAGATTTACCGTGAGGAATCCAATGGAGGTTGGGTCAGACACGAATACGACTCTAGCAATAGAGAGATTTACCATGAAAACTCTGCTGGAGATTGGATTAAAAAAGAATACGATTCCAAGGGTGATCGGATTTACTACGAGTCTTCCTATGGAACAGTCATTGATAATCGTCCAAAGACAGATGTTCAGAAAGCTATCGAACTTCTTACGAAAGAAGGATTGATCGTAGATGGTAAGATTTTAAAAAACTAGACTACACTTGGGACATGACACATACATTTGAAGTAGAAGTAGATGATGAGGTTTACGAATCCGAAGTTGATATCGTTCGCATTTATAGCGATTGGGAACACGGTTACGATGGTGAGATTTGCCCTACTGGTGATGTGATCGATTGGGAAATTGATATTCTCGATCTAACTCTCTCTCCCAAAGTTACACAAAAAATGAAAGAAGTTGCCACGAAATGGGCAGCAGAATACATGAAATATTAAAATGCACGAAATATACAATCCCATTAACCTTTTAAACAAAGAAGTTGAAATCTCTTATCATGTTAGTGATTTGGGAGAAGATGCTAAAGTAATTGAAATTGAACCTGTAGATGGGCAAAGACGATTTGAAATTGTTTTTGCGAAATTTCCAGAGGAACAAGATGACGAACGCTTTTTTTGGACAGATCAAAAACCGTATGAGATTGTTGGTGATAAAGCTGTATTCTCTGATATTGGTCATCCACGAAGAATTTACTTGAATATTAAAAAACTAGAGTATACTGAAGAAGTAACAAACGAGCAAACAAACAACGAATCAAATATGAGAACAACTGTTAAAGAATTGAGTGATAAATTGGGTGTTGATGTGGTCTATATCAATGGATTCCTTCAAACACTGGTCAGGATTGGTAAAGCAGAAGTGGTCGGTAAGGTTGAAAAACCTGCTGGTGCGCGTGGTAAACCATCTAACATCTATCAAATCGCAGAAGGAATTCTGTAAATTTCAACGAGAGTGAAATCCTATGTAGGGGATAACGACTTGGTGGAAATGCTAGCCTCTTTCGCCGTATGTGTTCTGAGCTTGGACTCATAATCTAAGTAACTATCAGCGTTGGAGTAACGCCCAACCCTCTCACCTTTTTAATGAAACAGCGGCGTGGAAAGTAGACACGCAGACAAAAGCGCAATTATTGAGAACATATCTTAAAGTTTAGCGAGGAATCAGCAACAATTGACGGATTGTTCACCTTGCCGCATGACAGTAGGAAGACGGTTCTGAAAGTGTGTTTCTAATTGTAGATCGTCGGATTGATCATCCTAGCAGGAGTTACGCCCTGCCTGTTTCACCTTTTAAAACAATTTGAAGGCTATGGAGAAGCATTTGGTGACTTCCTACCCCAACAGGGTGAGTAGTGGGTTCGAAACCCATCATAGCAGCGAGGACGCTCGCAACTTCATCATTTTTAATGAAGCAACGGTGTGGATGGAGACACATAGACCTCGACCCCAGAGATGGATGATGGTCGCCTTACCCCAAAGTCAAAGGATAGGTGCAGTTGGTTCGAATCCAACTTGCTTCGCTTTTTTTAATATGAACTTAGAACTGAAAAACATACTAGAAAATCAAGCATGGGATGATGAATTCTATGCAGCCATGTTGGAGAAATCACAACAACAATCGCGTATAATATAAACAATAATGAAGATATTTAACTTTGGAAAATACAAAGGACTAAGCATACAAAAAGTTGCCTTTGGAAATCCAAATTATGTTAGATGGGCGATTGAAAATGTTGCTGGATTCAAAGAGTTGGCTAAAGACATTGAAATTCCAGAAACAAAAATCAAGAACATGGCAAGCCATAATCAATACAGCGAACTGTATGATGAAAAAATGCCATCCGATCACGGATCAGAGGTTACAGATGATAGAGGATGCGTAATAGGTACAAGATACTACAGGCGATCTTCAACTGGTAGCGATCTTGAATGTCATACTGTATATCCAAATGGATCAGGAGTTTGGCATGGTGGAATGGGCGGCGATCTGCATTACGATGAATTCGGGAACACTTAATTAAAAAACTAGATTACTATTGTGACATGCTTAAAGAAACTTTATTTGAACTTTTCGGTGAACTTAATACAGTTCATGAATTGGATGAATGCGGTTATGCTCGTTATTCCACCGATGACTTTATCATCTGTGTTGATGAATATCATGGTTTTCATATCGTCTCTGTAGATTTAAAAGATGTCTTCAACAAGACTTCACAATCTCCCATTCACTTCGAATTCTCGGAATACAAACCACTCTCCAAGCGTAAGAAAGATCGCATTCGTGAAGCTACAAGGTATCTTCTCGCCAATCGAAAAATTGCTGGTGGGTTCTTTGGTTGCATGGATGGGTTTGATGATCTGAGTTCGGACATTTTATAATTTAAAAACTAGAATACAATTCACACATGACAAGAGAAAAAGCAATTGAAATTGCGACTGCTGCACACGCAGGACAAAAGCGTAAAAACAGTGGAGAAGATTATATCACGCATCCTTTAAAGGTTGCTGAGAACGCAGAACGAATTTTTCGAGAAGAATACGCTGGTGATTCCTTCCCTGATGAAGTAGAGGTTATTGCAAGAAAAATCTATATTGTGGGTGTCCTTCATGATGTAATTGAAGACACTGAGGTTAATTTGGAAGCAATATCCAAAGTCTTTCCTGATATTCATATTCTTCAAGCATTGGCTAAACTTACTCGACATGAAGGTCAAACCTATTTTGATTTTATCAAGGAAGTTATCGACAATGGCAGCATCATTGCTAAGATTGTAAAAATTGCTGATATTCAGCACAATATGAGTGACTTGGAGGAAGGTTCTCTGAAAGATAAATATCGGTTCGCACTTGACAATTTAAAAACTAGAATACAATGATGCCATGCAGAAACGCTACTACATGTATCTCCCGATCAACATCGACAAAGACAAGAACACACGTTTTGTCGTAGAAACCGATGGCATTCCACAAACTGAACTGTTCACTGGTAAAGTCGTCGCACGTAATTCCAAGGCATATTATCAACTTGGTGCTGTCAATAACAGATTTGTTAATCCCATATCAGACATGCGAAATGGGATGAAACCATCTTTCATCCCCATCAATCTATCAGAAGTCAAAGAGAACTTCAAAGAGAATATTGTTTGATATTCGTATAATAGGTCAAACCATACTTGACATACCAAGCAAATCTCAAACAATGACGGAGGAACAACCAATTTTTATCGAAGAAGGAGAAAGCGTTTTCTTTCCAAGAGTTGGATTATGTCTTCACAAATCCTTTTCGGATAAATTTAAAAATTTGACATTTCCACAAGCAAGACGTAAATTGCAGAAGTCTTTCACACATAGCCAGCAAGATCACATCATGCACTATCTGAAAAACAAAGGCATTACAATATCACCATTTAAAAATAATTGAAATATGAATTTACAACAAGCAATTGATCTAGTAAAATTGGAACTTCCTGATGATTGGATGATCCATATTGAACTTATGAATGGATATGAAAAGGTGGTTCTCGAAACACCCAATCTTAATGAAATTGAGATTGAAGAAGATGATGCACCTTTGGGGAAGTTGCTTATTATGGCTTTGAATACTGCTCAAGAAATAGATTAAAGTTCTCAACGGTTTCTTCATTTTTATATAATGCATGATATGATTCATGACAATCTTTACAAAGTGTTATACCATTATTAGGATCAAACCTACCTTCTGGATATGAATGGAATGTTCTGATATGGTGTGCTTGTGTTTTATTTATTGATCCACATCTTTGACATATCCAATTATCTCTAACAAAAATTTTAGCTTTCCACTTTTCCAATTCTCTCCTGTTCTTATGTTTTCCAGATATAACATTATATACGGTGGATTTAAATATATCACCATTATTTTTCTTGAAAACGGCAGACTCAGATATTGATTTATATGTTTCTGGTAATATAATACATTCATCTCCAAAAGCATCTTTCAATCGTTGCTGAACTTCTTCTAATGGGATTATACCTTTGATTTTATTATTATCATATCTTCTTTTTTTGCAAGAACCTCTACCCTTTAAGATATTTGCGGGATAAGATTCAAACCATGTTTGATATTCTTTATCATAGAATCTTGTTTTATATCTAACTCCTTTGTAAGTCGATTCATCTATTTCTAAAAAATATGGTAATCTACTTTTAACTTCTTCCAATGAAACCGCACCATCTTTTCCAAACTTTCCAGAAAGCCTTTCTTTATTCGATTTGCTTCTCAAATCATTTGATCGGGATTTACAACCGTGTTGTAAATTGATAACACTGTGAACATTTGCTACGAATTTTTCATTATAATCAATATCCACAAAATCTGCATTATATCTCATTCCCCTATATGTTTCAGGGACAATCTTTACAAAGCTTGGCAATCTTCTCATTACTTCATCTATTTTAATTTTATTGGGCATATTAGTATTTAGTATTATGTCACAATAATCCAAGAAAAAAATTGTTTAAAAACTAGAATACACTTCAGACACACAACAAACAACAACAAACAACATTATGGCACACGAAATTGAACAAAACGTCGATAAAATCTTCACTTATGGTGAACCCGCATGGCATCGTTTGGATATTAATCACAAGGTTCCGCTCACGAAGGAACATATCTCACCACTCTTCATCCCCTTTATTGAGGGACAAGCTAGTGTGACGATTGATGGGATTGAAACTCCACTTGAAGGATGGAAAACCATTGTCGCTGATCTTAGAGACAGTGATATTGAAGGTGATTTTCGTCCTATTCACGTAGCTTCGGATAAATATGAAATTCTCCAAAATGAAGCATTGTTTGATGCTCTTCGGGAATCTCTTGAAGGAATCAATTATAAAATTGTTTCAGCAGGAACTCTATCTGGTTTAAAGAATTTCTTCGTATCCGTTGAATTTGATGGTGAATCAAACATCAATCTTCCCGATGGAAGCGAGTGCAAAGCGTTTTTCAATCTTTATACTTCTCACGATGGTAGTAAGAATGCTTCATTCTACGATTCAGTTTTGAGAATTGTCTGTCAAAACACCGCAAGGGCTTCTTACCAATCTCGCGGTAATCAAGGGTTCAACATTGCTCACACCAAAAACGCAAGTGTGCGCATCATGAACATGGCTCAAATTTTCAACGATACTCTCCATGGTCGTCATGTCTTCGAAGAAAAGATGGCTGAGTTGTATTCCATTGAATGCGATTTGTCCAAAGCAGAACGATTCGTTGCAGGGTTCTTGGCAGACAAGACAAAAGCCGAAGAGAAGCTTTCCACACGAACTTTCAACCAGATGACAGAGATTGTCGCTCTTGCTTGGAACGGTGCTGGCAATCGCGGTGGCAATCTGTTCTACCTTGCCCAAGGTGCTACTGAGTATTGGACTCGCGGCAATGGCACTGGTGGTGCAAACAAAGACCTCGGACGCAAAGCATTCTCTTCTGAGTTCGGTCTTGGCATGGATAACAAGTGCAATTTCCTCTCTGCTCTTAGCAATCCATCGCAACGTGAGAAATTCATCAAGCGGGGAGATTTGGTTCTTAGCAACTGATACCTACGCTCCCCCCCCCTCCCTAATTAAAAAACTAGAATAAAATAATCGCATCATGAACATTGCAACTAAAACACAATCACTGACAGCAGAACAAATCCTTGAGCGTATCTTAAAAGCGAAAGGTAACTTCGTAAAAGCAGTCTGGAAATCAAATCAAACTCCCGCTGCTGCTCACAAGAAAGCAGGTATCATTCTGGAGAAACATACAAGTGCGGTATGCCGTGCTGGTATCAACTTCGCCAATCTCTCATCGGTGCAACAAGGCATCGCAGAAGGTACCCGTGGTGAAGTGCAGGAACTGCCATTCGGCACTTGGCTACATTTCCCGTATATTATTAAACATACCCCAAAAGGTAGTGAAGACGAACAATACTATGTTCGCCTGTATCCAACCGATTCACGCTCGAATACGATATATTTTGTGAATGGTAATCAAGTTGATAAAGATGAATTCTCTCAATATCTGACCGAATCAGATAAAAAGAAAATGTATTCGGGTGAAAAGCCTGAATGTTTCACAATTAAAAAAGACAACATTCTCTCCACTGAGGATTTCTATGAGGCGTGATTCTTGGCAACGTCTATACAAGCATCTATGAAATCTTGAATGTTGGATTTCTTCTTCATAAAATTAACTATTGAACAACATAATACGATGTTATCTTTAGAGTAATTTTTACCAGAATCAATTCTATCAATCGATAAAGAATTGATAGAATTGATTCTCAAATCCATCACCCTACCAGTATAATAACACTTTCCATTTTGTTTATTGTATTGATTTAATAGATCATCATAAGTTAAAGTATGTTCATCATCAACCTTCATTTTCGATCTATACTTGGATTTGTTCAGTTTAAAATTTAAGAAATCTTCCAACGATTCACCTTTTGGTGGCTTCATCCAATTACCTACTATTTTTTTCTCTTTTCTCCTACATTCATTAACTGATGGTAGATCATGTTTTTTCCTAAAACATAAAATTTGCGTTTTAGTATAACCAAACATTTCACCGATTTTTTCATGACCAACAGTAGGATTTTGCTTCATGTAATCTAAAATAGAAACTGCATCATCTTCACTAATGGCTTGTGGAGTCTCGTATTTCTTAATACCATATCTTTTTCTAATACCACCTATTTGATTTAGATTACAATTAAATCTAATGCATAGATCTTTGAAAGATTCCAAAGGATTTTCTATCATATATTCTTTTATTAAATTTATTTTGTATTCTGACAAATGGGATACTGTTCTTTTTCCCAAGTTATATTTTCTTCGTATTTTTAATATTTGTGGTCTTGAACAATTAAAATGTTTCATATAATCTTCATAAGACATGTTAGGATTATTTTCCATGAACTCTGCTATTTCTTTTCTTTTATTTTCTAATAGGGATATTGCCATATATAATATTTAGTCTAAACGATTTTATTTTTTCTTATATTGGTCTTTACCTATTAAAAACTAGACTACAATTCACACGATCAAGATGGAAAACGTTCTCTCAACTGAGGAATTCATTGGCTAATCAATCTCAAACAAACAACACAAATACACAAATACACATGAATAACAAACTAAATTGCTGTGCATACAACATCGGTCGTCCACAAAAAACCCATACAGGTTGGGTAAACAGAGGGGCAACTGAAGTATTGAATGCTAATCGTAAAGGTATCGCCAAACTTCGTCAACGTGGATTCACTTGGGCGCAGATCAACCAATGCCTTGAGCGTGTCGGTGTTAATGTTAGTTACAATAACCTTTATCAGTGGTCTTTGAATCATTACAATAAACGCTAATCTGTAGGACTTGGCTCAATTCCCTCTTTCCCATAGCCAAGGGGACTCATATCAGAGAGGGAATTACTTTTAAAAAACTAGAATAGACTCTTCACATGCACGTTGCCGAAGCTATCCAACACCTCAAAAAAGTTCTTCCTTACATTCACACCATCGAGCCGATTGGTAAGAATCTATTCACTGTCAAGTATGCTGCATGGTGCATTGATGAAGAGAATAGGACTGCTCGTGAACTGATCAAATGGGCGAAAGCACACAGTTCTGAAAACAATCAGAATACCAAAATCAGGAGCATCATCAAAAAGACAGACAAAAAGATGAATCGTAGGGAAACCAAAAAAGCTATCAAATCCGAAGACTTCGATAAGATTCCTCAACATGGCAAGGTTGCCATGGAAGACTCTGGATTGGCACAAGATTTATAAAAACAAGATTATGGACAATGTGAAACACTACGATGAAATGAGCGATTGGCAACGTGCAAGCGCAATCCATTCTGCTCGTTACATTCTGGAAGATGTGAGCATGGAGAAATTGGCAGAAATTACTGGTCTTCCCATGGGTGTGATTTCAGCAGCATTCAAAATCATTTTCGTATCGAAAGATGCGGTGGATGAACCGAAGAGAACGACAAGACCAATTAGAATTAAAAATTAAAAAACTAGAATACAATTGAGACATGACAGACGAACAAAAAGAAAATTTGGATACCAAGATCGCAGCAATTCGTGATGAGAATTACAGCAATTATGGACATTCCACTGTCTTCGATTATCATAGTGATACAATCGATAGTCGCGATATCCAAGAAAGGATCGACGAACTTCAATCCGAATTTGATTCTTATGTGGATGAATACGAAGAATCTGATGGTGAAGAAGATGCAGGAGAAGACCTCCTGAATTGGCTAGAAGAGAATGGTGACGAATTCGTGACACTTCTGGAAATCAAAGAAGAGGTGGAGCAATATACCAGTGAATGGAATAGCGGAGCTTTTATCATTGCTGATAATCACTTCGAAGATTATGCGCAAGAATTGGCAGAAGATACAGGTGCAATTGATAGAAACGCGAAATGGCCTCTCCAATTTGTGGATTGGGGGATGGCTAGCGATGCTCTGAAGGAAGACTACACCGAAATCATTATCGATGGTGTATCATATTGGATTCAATAAAAAACTAGAATACACTTGAGACATGACAAACAACCTTACTACCATCGCCAAAGCATTCCGTCACAACACTGGCAAGTCTTTTCTTGACTCTGGTGATCACTATGGTCGTCACTATGAAAAACCTCCCATTACTGATGAGACTCCATTGGTGTCCATTGATATCTGGGGGACTGATGTTAGTGCCACAATCGACACTGCTCGCTTTCTGGCTGAAACCTGTGAAGTCGATACTGAACTTCAAAATCAATTTGATAAGTGGGTTGAACTGGAAGAGAATTCTGAATTGAATTGGTTCGAAGCAGGTGAGACATTTGCTACAGAAGTGTTAGGTCTAACACAATTGGCAAGAGACAATACTTACAATGGTGAGAATGATTTATCTCAAACGTATGTTTGGGAAGTCTATGCCGATGAGGATGATGGTGATTGGATTTACAATGACGATGCTCTGATGGTCGTTTATGCTCACACTGGTTGCGATGTACGCGGTGGTTATGCTTATCCTTTGTTCCTACGATGCCAAGGAGACTACGCTATTCCCATGGATTTGGTAGCTGAATTTTTCATCACCGATGCTCGTTTGAATGGTGAAGACTTGGAAGACGAAGCATGTCGATCATTGGATGAACAATGGCAATGTGGCTATACTTCCAATCCTGCTTACCATATGTCCAAGGACATTGAGCGCATCTTCTCATTCACCAAGACAGTGAACACAGTGGTCGTGAAGCTGACAAGCGGTGAGATTGTCAGAATCATGGCAGGAGCAAGAACATATTAAAAAACTAGAATACAATTACATTATGGACATTCTACAAATCATTAAAAACCTTAGAGACAATCTCTGGGCTAAGTATGGCAATCCTCTTGCTAACTATAAAAAGACTCAAGACGATGTTCACATGACTTACTATGTTGGTAAGTTGATGGAAGAGCAAGGACA